TCTATCGAGGTCTCGGACGCTGAACCCGCGTGGCAAATCAGCGTCCTTTTGTTCAAATGTAAAGTAATCCATCGGGAGGCATGGCAACGCCTGTAAGCCCTCCTTTTCTTTCCTTGTTCAGCATGGAAAGTTATGACGCCTCTTAAGGCAACTACTCCCTCAACGTGTGACTCGCGTAGTAAGCCAAGCCCGATGCGTCGGACAACTTGCCGCTGAAGAGCGTGGAAACACGAGGGGAAACATCCCTCATAATCCCACCTTTTTCGCACAAGGAGTTCTACAAATGGCAGTGAACGATGCTATCCGTTCCAATCCTGGCTGGATTAACGCGCAGACTGACGGTTCCTGGGAGCAGGAAAACGCTATGTTCCTCAAGGTCTTCACTGGTGAAGTGCTGACCGCATTCGAGGAAACCAACGTGATGAAAGACCTCCACCTGATGAGGACAATCAACCACGGTAAATCTGCGTCCTTCCCTGCAACCTGGAAGGCGTCTGCCCGTTACCATACGCCTGGAACCCCGATTCTTGGCCAGAACCAGATCAAACACGCAGAGCGCATCATCAAGATCGACGATCTTCTGATCTCTGATGTGTTCATCTACGACCTGGACGAAGCCAAGAACCACTATGACGTTCGCCAGATTTACACCAAGGAGCTTGGTGCTGCTCTGGCACGTGAGTTCGACAAGAAGTGCCTCCGTGTGGCTATCCTTGCTGCACGTGAAGCAGCCACCGTCGAAGGAGGCTTCGGCGGCTCCGTCGTAAAGAACGCCTCTGCCGCTTCTGACGGTGAGGTGCTGGCTGGTATGGCCTTTGACGCCAACCAGATTTTCGATGAGAAAGACGTTCCTGAGAACGAGCGTTACTTCATCGTGAAACCAGCGCAGTAGAGTAATGCTGCGTAACTCTCTCTAAATAACTGGAACCCGAAAGGGAACCAGATGGAAGCATTTATAGACTCTTGAAACAGCACCAGAAGGTGCAAGGTAGATGCTATGGCTAACAGATTGTTTACGGAAACTCTTGCTAAGTATATTGCTGGTCTTACTGATGCAGACGGTTCTCTTTCCTTGTCTGCTGCAAAATATTCTGACGGAACATTTAGACCGTCTCTGACTTTTAAAATCGTGCAAGCTGAGTCTATTGATAAAGATTTCAAACTCATCACATCGTTGCATGAAAAAACAAAGCTAGGTCGGCTTAATTACACAGAAGCAAATGGCAATAGAGCGCGTACATGCTCTTGGTGCATAAGTGCGTCTAATGAGCTTGAATTGTTTCTGCCGCGTATCATGAAGTATCTGATTATTAAAGGCCAGCACTTCAAACGGTCTTATGACTGGTTCAAGGATATAAAAGGTAACAAATATACACAGCAAGAACTCACTTGGTTTCGGCAGAATCTCAAACAGTCCAGAGCGGACACAGGGCCGTTGAAACCTAAGAACTATCCTTCTGCTGCATGGTTGGCTGGTTATGCTGATGGAGACGGGTGTCTTCATATTGGGGCGCGACAAAAACTTTTTACTGTCACGTTCCATGTGCAAGATATTTGCGCAATTGAGCTTATACAGAAGGCTTTTGGAGGAAACGTGTATCACGGACTCTGGAAGAACAATCCTTATGTAAGCCAATACCGCCTTTCACTTGGAGGTAAGCAATTACTGAACCCAAGTGGTAAGAACTTCATCAAGTACATCCTTCCACACCTACAAATTAAACGCCATAAAGCAGAACAACTGTTAGCAATGCACCAGCAACGACTAAATGAGAGAGCCTCTTCGGAGGAAGCGATAGTCTAAATTGGCGCAATCCAATTCGATTACCTTATGGCGCAGACCACCAAACTGCTGAACCGTGACTGGGGAGGCTCCGGTGTCTACGCAGACGGTAAAATCCTCAAGGTTGCAGGACTTTCCATCGTGAAGTCCAACAACGTGCCTGCTGGCGAGAACATCGCCGCTGCTACCGCAGGCGAGAACAACCCCTACTATGGTGACTTCACCGACACCGTTGCTATCGCCATACAGAAACAGGCTATCGGCACCGTCAAGCTGAAAGACCTGGCTCTCCAGAAGACCGGCAACGACTTCGAGGTGATGTACCAGGGTACCCTGTTCGTCGCCAAGTACGCTATGGGCCACGGCATCCTGCGCCCTGAGTGCAGCGTGGAAATCTCCAAGGCTGCGGCTTAAACCAGCATTAGCTGACATTAAGGGAGGACTCTTCATTCAAACGGGGAGTCCTCCCTTTTTTGTTCCAGAGGTAAACCAATGCTCCGTAATATCCCAACAACTGAGCTTGAGGCCGTGAACACCATCCTCTCAACAATCGGGGAATCTCCGGTTTCAAGTCTCGGCGACCAGATGACTGTGGATGCTGTGCTTGCGCAGAACATTTTGCACGAAGTCAGTCGAGAGGTGCAGACAGAAGGATGGCACTTCAACACTGAAGAGGATTACCCGCTGGTGCCTGACATGGTTTCAAAGAACATCTTCCTCCCGCAGAACTGCGTGGATGCTGATCTGAACCCCAGGCAGTACCCTGACAGGGACATCGTTGTGCGCGGAAAGCGTCTCTATGACCGCAAAGAACACAGCTATCAATTCAATGAAACAATTTATGCAGACATTACGCTCCTGCTTCCATTCGAGGAAATCCCTGAGGCTGCACGTCGCTATATCACCGTCCGCGCTGCGCGTATCTACCAGGACAGAGCAGTTGGTTCCGACACCCTCCACAAATTCAACGAGAAGGACGAACTGAAGGCCAGGGCAATTCTCGTGGACTACCAGACCGAGAGTGCTGACGCGACCATCTTCGGTGATACCCCAGGCATCCTTTCCACATGGAGCGTAGGTAAAATTCTTGTGAGGTAAACAATGCCCATTATCTCCACCTCTATCCCTAACATGGTGAACGGAGTTAGCCAGCAGCCCTATGCGCTGCGTCTGGCTTCCCAGTGTGAACTCCAGGAGAACGCATACTCCAGTGTCGTTGAGGGCCTCCGCAAGCGTCCTGCCACACGTCACATCGCAAAGATCATGGATGGGCAGATGGGCAACGCCTACACCCACCTTATCAACCGTGACAAGAACGAGCGGTATCTGGTGGTCATTTCAAACGAAGACCTCAAGGTGTTCGATCTGGACGGCAATGAGAAGACAGTAAACTTCACTGAAGGCAAAACGTACCTGTCCGCTGAGAACGCCTCAAAGCAGTTCCGCGCCATTACCATTGCGGACCACACGTTCATCGTGAACACGGCAACCGTGGTGGAGATGGATGAAGAGAACCTTTCGCCTACCAGAGGTGTGGAAGCCATCGTCTTCATCAAACAGGCAAGCTACAGTACCACTTACTCCGTCACAGTTGACGGCTACACAGCCACTGTAGAAACAAGCAACGGGAACATAGACCCTGATACAAACCAACTGGACGACGGTAAACATCCTGCTGAAACGACAACCATCGCAGAAACCCTCAAAGCTGACCTTGCGAATAATCTGACAGGGTTCGCTCTGACAGTCAAACATTCCACTTTGTGGATACGAAAGGACGACGGCAGTGACTTCAATCTTTCGGTAGAAGACAGCCGTTCCAATACGCACACGACGATGGCGAAATCCAGGGTGCAGCGGTTCAGTGATCTTCCTACCGTAGCACCGCGTGACTTCACAGTTGAGGTTGTCGGCGACCAGACGTCAAACTTCGACAACTATTACGTAAAGTTCGTGCCGAACAACGATGACGAGACAGTCGACTTTGACAGTGGTGTGTGGGAAGAGACAGTCGCCCCCGGAATTCCGTGGCAGTTCAAAAGTGACACTATGCCGCACACGCTGGTTCGCGAAGCTGACGGCACATTCACATTCAAGTCTGTAGAATGGGGAAAACGTGAAGTCGGTGACGAATACAGCGCAGTCGATCCGTCTTTTGTTGGCCGCCGCCTGAACGACATCTTCTTTTACCGGAACCGCCTTGGATTCCTTTCGGATGAAAACTGCATACTGTCCAGGGCATCCGAGTTCTTCGAGTTCTTTCCTGCAACTGTTACCACCATAATCGACTCAGACCCTATTGATGTGGCTGCAAGTCACACTAAGGTATCCATCCTCTATCACGCCATACCCTTCAACGAGGAGCTTCTCCTGTTCTCAGACCAAACCCAGTTCACCCTGGACAGCGGTGACGTTCTTTCGCCGCAGACGGCATCCGTCAAGCAGCTTACGGACTTCGAGGCGTCCCTCGATGCAAAGCCTGTAGGTGCAGGGAAGAACGTCTTCTTTGCTGTGAACAAGGGACGCTTCTCCGGCATTCGTGAATACTACATCATCGACGATACCAACTCAAAGGACGCGGCAGAGATCACTGCGCATGTTCCTCAGTACATCCCTGGCGGCGTCCACAAGCTCTCTGTAGCAACCAACGAGGACATCCTTACCGTTCTTACGGAAGATGAGCCGTCCAGCATCTACGTGTATAAATACTACTGGTCAGGAACTGAAAAGCTCCAGAGTGCGTGGTCCCATTGGACCTTCGTCGGTGATGTGCTGAATGCAGAGTTCCTCGACACAAAGCTCTACTTGGTCATCCAGTACGACGACGGTGTGTACATGGAGGTCATGGATGTAGAGCCTGGGCATAAGGATGAGGACGCACCGTTCGAGTACCATCTCGACAGGAAGATCACAGAGTCCCAATGCACAGTCGTCTATGACCATGAGACGAACAGAACAACCTTCACGTTTCCTTATGCATACGAAGGAGACCTTCACATCGTCACAAGGCACGGTGCGGACGTCCCGGGCAAGAAACTGAGCATCACCGACAGAACACCGACAACTGTTTCAGTGTTCGGTCAGTGGAATACCTCAAAGGTGTTCATCGGCGTCCCTTACACCATGCGTTACCGCTTCTCCACCCAGGTCATCAAAGAAGAGGCACTTGGAGGCGGACAGGCCGTTGTCGGAGCAGGACGTCTTCAGGTTCGCTTCTGGACTGTCATCTACGCAGGTACTGGGTACTTCCGTGCAGAGGTCACACCTTTATATAGACCGACGCAGCGGTACGATTTCACAGGCCGTGTGCTTGGCTCAGGTGCCAACGTGATCGGTGAGATGCCGCTGGAGGATGGAAACTTCAGATTCCCCATCATGTCAAAGAACGACCAAGTGACGGTCGATCTCGTAAACGACAGCTTCCTTCCGAGCAAATTCCTGTCTGCCGAATGGGAAGCTCTTTACACAATAAGGAGTAAACGTCTGTAATGAATAAGTATGTGAGACCGGCTACGCTTAAGGACATCAAGGTGCTGGCCCCACGGCTTCGCACGGCAGACGTAGAAGAGGTCAGAGCGGCCATCGGGTTCTACTCGGTGGCCTACCTCGAACAGGCTTATCGTGCCTCCGACCCCTGCTACGTCATGGTCGGGGAAGAAGGCGAACTCGTCGGTGTCTACGGCGTTGTCCCGAATCCCGTCCAGTTGAACAGCGGGGCTGTATGGATGCACTGCACAGATGATCTCGTCAAATACCCCTTCCAATTTCTACGCAGGTGTCGTGAAGGCGCAGACCGCCTCCATGACTCCTACGACCTACTCTTCAACTTCGTTGATGCCAGAAACACAGTCCATATCAAATGGCTTAAATGGACTGGCTTCAAGTTCATTAACTATCACCCAACATACGGGGAGGGCAGGATGCCCTTCTACGAGTTCGTGAGGATTCGCCCATGTGTGAAGCAGTAAGTGCAACCACCATGTTCTGGACCGCAATGGCGATGAGTGCGGCATCGGCAGGGGCGAACTACATGATGCAGCAGGAACAGGCCAACGCACAGGCTGATTATCAAAGGGCAATGGCAGAAGCTAACAATCAGGCCATGCTTCAGAACGCCGAGATTGCTAATAAGACCTACGTTGAACAGGCTGCGGCTGCGAACATTGAACTTATGCAGCAGCAGGAAGCTACAGCAGAGGAGATGCAGAACCTCCAGATAGAGCGTCTCCAGAAAGCAGGGACAGCAGTCGCCTCAAGTGAATCAGCAGGTGTCTCTTTCGAGAATCTGATGGCTGACTTCTACAGGCAGGAAGCGAAATACCGTGATGCCATGCGTCACAACCTGGAGATGGAGGCCGTGCAGAATGACATCCAGATTCAGGGTTTCAGACGTGAGGCTAAGAACCGTGGTTCAAGCTATCAGCAGTATATCCCGTCGCCTGTAAGCAGTCCCAACTTGCTTGCAACTGGTCTGTCTATAGGTGCGTCTGCTGTTAATAACCAATACAAGTACTTCAGCAAGAAGGGCAAATAGAAATGGCTCGTGTAGTACAGCAACTCCAACAGCGACAGGGACTTCGCCCCACAGTCAATGCTCGTGCAGCAGACAGCTACGTGCGCCAGCTTCCGAACATTGTGGGGCGTCCTGACATGAAAACAGGGGCTTGGTCACAGCTTGCCCAGGCCCTTTCTACCGTAGAACCTAAACTGACCCGCTTCCTCGATGGTAAACACGAGGAGTGGAAATCCGACCAGCTTGCCGAGGGTGTCGCCCTTTTTCAGAAGAACCGAATGGACTGGAAGGCGTTCACAGAGGCCAACCCTGATTTTGCAGGTGCCAACCCTCATCTCCAGCGTGGATACACCCTGGCCTGGCTCCAGAACAAAGGTCTGGACTTTGAGTCTGAACTTAACGGCTGGTGGGAGGATAACCGGAATAAGGTTGACCCGAACGACCTTACCGCTCTCAACAAGGGCATGAATGAGTTCTCCAAGCAGTGGATGGAACGTGAGTTCGGGGAAAGCAAGCTTGATGACGACCTGCTTGCAGAAGGTCTCCAGAAGCCTATGCACCAGGCTCTCAGTTCAATCCTCTCCAGACATAACCAGTGGCGTATGGCGGCAAACACCGAGAGGGCAAAAACGGAACTCGGCGGTTTTGTCAACCGGATGGCAGATAAGTACAGCCTGTCTGGTGACTGGGAAACCTCTTCTGGCATCGTTCAGTCAGCACGTGGGCTTGCCTCGCAAATACAGACACAACTTGACGAGATGATCGCCAACGGCCTGTCTGCCACTGAAGCGAACAGGTTGGTTGTCGATGAGCTTGCCTCTGTTGCGCGTGAGTACAATAACGCTGAAATAATGCAAACACTTGACTACGTAGTCACCGCCAGGAACGAAAAAGGCGAACCTATCGCAACACTCGGTGGAGGTGGCTACGGCGCTAAAATCAGAGAACAAATCGAAGACCTTATTGAGAACCAGCAGATCAAGCAGTGGGATTTCGAGAGACGCCGTGAAGCGCACGTGAAGGAACAACAGGCAAACAGCCTGATGTCACAAATACAGATGCAGATGCTTGATAACCCTGCGGCTGACTACACGCAGAACGATCTGTATCGCCAGTTGACCCGTCTGGACCCTGCCAAAGCACGTTCCATGATTGGCTTTCAGGATCGCGTCATTTCTGCACAATCCACTAAGTTCACCATGAACGATGAGTCTCTACAGACCGCAGCCGACTACCGTCTCAGGATTGCCCAGTTCGACATCTCGCCTGATGAAATACGTGAGGGCCTGATGACGAAATACGATTACGCAACCTTCAAGGCACTGATGGACGACTACGACTCCACCATGCGCTACGAGAACCAGTTGCGCGACAGTGCCGTCAATGGTGTGGCGAACGACATCTACCGTGTCGTTGGCATGGCTGATGAAGCTGGACTGGTGTCTCCTGAGAACCAACTTCGGGCAGTAGAGGCCAGGAACTACTTCCACGACAGTCTCATGTCATGGATGGACCAGTACACCGAGGAACACAATGGAAACACCCCGTCGCCTCGTGAGGTACGCCTGAGAGCCTACGAGCTTGAAGAGGACATCCTCAAGATGAAGAGGTTCCAGAACGAAGACGGTACACGACGTCCTGTTGAATCACCGCAGACCATCAGGCAAGAGCTTTCGAGAGACCAGTTTATCCAGGCTCTTAACGCTTATAGTGACGGCGACGTAGCTGCGCTGACAACACTGGCACAGCAAGCTGGAGTAAACAATGTGAACGCCTATATCGCACAGCAAGCACAGGCTCTCGGACTTGAGCAGTACATAAGAATAGAACAGGAGTAAACAATGGCGAAGGTCGTCATCGACTACGATAAAATGCGTGAGGATGGGCTTCTGCCGCCTGAACCCGCTGACACTCCATCAGTAGATGTCAACGTCGAGGGCGACCCTGGTCTCATCGATTACGCAATAGACATGGGGAAAGGCGTCATTGGTGGTATCCGTGACGCCGCCCAGGAAACAATAAACTTCGGCTATGACATCGTTGAAGGGGCCTCTGACTTCATTGACGAAGACCTCCTGGACGATGAAACACCTGAGTGGATGACACTCGGTAACATCGAAACGAATACTGTAGCCGGAAACATCACCAGGGACGTTACCCAGTTTGTTGCTGGCTTCGTCGGTGCCGGAAAGTTCCTGAAGGCAGCGAAGGTGCTGCAAGGAGCAGGGAAGGGCATGTCCCTGGCACGTGGCATGGTGCAGGGAGCTATGGCTGATACCGTGGTCATGGACCCTCACCAGGAACGCCTCTCCAACCTCATCGAACAATACCCCTCACTCCAGAACCCTATCACCGACTACCTCGCAGCCGACCAGAACGACAGTGCTGCTGAAGGACGCCTCAAGAATGCTCTTGAAGGTATCGTCCTCGGTGCCGCTACAGACGGCTTCGTAGCTTCTCTGAAGGCCATGAAGAAGGGAGCGACCCATCTGGCAGGAAAGGTCGGAAAAGAGGCTCAGGAGCAGATTCTCAAAGAAGGCGTTGAAGAAGCTGACGAGGCAGTTAAGAAGATCGCCACAGGTGATACTGAGTTAGCGAGAATTGAACGGCGTGAACTTGAAACTGGCATTGCAATCGATGGTGACGAAAAAGCGCGTGCAATAGCACGTCAGGAGATCGCTACCAGACCTGACGTGGACGTGGAAGGCATCAAGGAGCATCTCCTGAAAGCCGCTAAAGGTGAAGCCAATCCTGACATGGAGTCTCGATTCTTCAATTTTGAAAAAATGGAGAGTGCAGCAGATTCCATGAAGGCCATGAAGGTCATTGAAGACAACATCGCTGACGACGTGATCGAACAGGCTGGCGGTGTCAAAAAGCTTGAAGAGATCAAGGAAGAGGCTCTGAACGATCTGGCAGAAATGGTCGGAGAAGACAGGGACACCCTTGCCGCTACTCTTGGACAAACAGCAGAAGGCGTTCATGAACTCTCCCGCAAGCTGGTGGCTGGCAAGATGCTGCTTCAGGGCTACACCACGGAGATCGCCCAGGTCGCCAAGAGGATCAACCTCAAGCCGACAGAAGCGGATCAGCTTCGACTGGTGAAGCTCATCGACCAAGCCTCTGAGTTCCAGCGTTCTCTCAAGGTGATACAGACTGAAGCCGCCCGTGCAACCACGGCTGGTAGGATCGCCACCTGGGATGCAATCAAGACGGCTGACATCGACCTCATCAACGATACACTTCAGAAGGTCGGAGGACCGCAACGCGTCCAGCGTTTCGCTCGTATGCTCGAAGCGGCTGGCAATGACCCCAAGGCAATGAACAAGCTCCTCAGTAAAGGCTGGAAGGGCAAGCTCTTTGATGTATCTATGGAATATTACATCAATGCCCTCCTGTCTGGTGTGAAGACCCATGTGGTCAACCTCCTCAACGCAGCGAAGACCGTCTCGATGCCTGTCGAGAAAATGGTAGGCTCCATCGGACGCGGAGGCATCGATAAGGAAATGTTCATGGAAGGCCAGCGTCAGTTGATTTCCATGCATAAGTTCCTGGGTGATGCGTGGCATATGGCAGGAAAAGCTCTCCGCATGGAAGAGAACATTCTCGACCCCATGCATAAGGTTCAGGATGCGCCGATGTATGCCATCACGTCGCAGAACCTTGGTGTCCAGGAAGGCTGGAAGGCGTCCTTCGTGGATGGCCTGGGCCAGGTGGTCCGTATCCCCTCCAGACTCCTGATGGCATCTGACGAGTTCTTCAAACAGTTGAACTATCGGTCTCATCTGTACTCAGAAATATACTCACGAGGACAGCGGTTGGAGCTAAAAGGCGAGGCTCTCCAAAAATACATTGACAAGGAGTTCGCTCAGTATCTCACTGAAAATAATGAACTTCCTGCCGCAGCTTCCCTTCAGTGGGCGCGTAAATCCACCTATACCCAAGACCTGGAGTACGGCATCGGCAAGTGGCTTCAGCAGGGAGCATCGCAGCATCCAACTCTCCGCATCATCTTACCGTTCATCAGAACTCCCACCAACATCATTCGGGACGTAGTGGATCATACTCCAGTCGTAGCCCGAATGACAAAACGGTGGTCCGGAGCGATGGCAGAGGGAGGCGAACGTGCTGCCCTGGCAAAGGGGGCAGAGCGTGTAGGTGGTATGTTGTGGGCCAGTGGCTTCATGCTGGCTGCAAACGGTATGATCACTGGCGGTGGCCCCAAAGACACTAACCTCCGTCAGAACCTCATACGTTCCGGCTGGCAACCGTACTCATTCAAGTTTGGTGACACCTACGTGTCTTTCGAACGTGCTGACCCCTGGGGTTCGTTCTTCGGACTCGCCGCAGACCTCCATGAGATCGGCCAGGAGATGACCGACGCGGAACTCGGTGAACTGGCTGGAATGATGATTACGGCAGTGAGCCGGAACATCACCTCCAAGACGTACCTCCGTGGTCTCGTAGACGTCATCAATGCCTTCAACGAACCTGAACGGAAAGCACAATACTGGGCGAATAACTTCGTGTCCTCATGGGTTCCGTTCAGTTCAGGCATGACGATGATGCGTAATGGCGTTGATCCGAACATGCGTGAGGTTTGGAGTGTTGTTGATGCCATTAAGAACCGCATCCCTGGTTATTCTGACAATCTCCCTGCAAGGCACGACTGGCTGACTGGTGAACCTATCTCATACGGAGGTGCTTTCAGCCGTACTGTAAACCCGTTTACTGTCTGGCAGGACAAGAATGATCCTGTACTTGACGAACTTGTTCGCCTTGGGCATGGCTTCACAGCTCCTCCCAAGAAGCTCTCCAGCGGCGGTGGTGAGGTGGAACTGGATTCTTCCCAGTATTCAGAGTTCTGCCGTCTTCACGGAACTGTACGCATAGGAAGGTACACGCTGCATGAGCGTCTTGAAAAGCTGATGAAGTCGAACGCATATGATATAAACCGTGAACGCTATGCAGATTCGTCTGACGAGTACACGTCAAGACGTGTCGTTATGGTACGCAAGTGGATTACAGCATACCGTAAGGTTGCTCAACGTGAACTGTTAGACAATCATCCTGAACTGGCGGCACAGCTTCGCAAATCCAGAAGTGAAGCTGTAAGAGCCAAACGAGGTAATCCAGTACAGGAACTGATAAACTACGGTAAATAAGTAGAGGCCCTGGTGTAACTAAGGATACACTGGGCCTTACTTTTATTCGGAGGTACTGATGGCTTACAGCTACAATCTACATGAGGGTGATGGGAGCAATAAAATATTTCAGGTTACGCTCCCATACATCGAAAAAAGCCACATAACAGTATATGTGGACGGTGTTGAAGAATCCGTAGAATGGATCAGCGATGGTGCTATTCAACTTACAAACGCCCCTGCACCTGGTGCTATCATAAAAATACAGCGCACTACACCTCGTGATAAGCGTCTTGTTGATTTCCAGAACGGCACGAACTTCACCGAAAAAGAACTCGACAACTCTGCGCTGCAACTTCTCTATATCGTACAGGAGACCTACGACGACCTTACAGAACAGATACAGGTCGATGCAACTGGAAACTTCAATGCTCTCGGCAAAATCATTTCAAATGTCGCTGACCCGATCGCCCCTCAAGACGTTGCTACACGTCACTGGGTTGAAACAGCACCTGAGACTAATATCTCTCAGGCTGTCGATGC